TAATTAGCAATGTCATGGCCCTCTACGCGAGTCTCTACGGAACTCGAAGGTAGACGGTCACTGGATGGTACCTTAATTGGTACTTTCTATGTTAGGGGTAAGCAAAGTATTGCCAACTTGTACTCTGTTAATATCCCGAGACAAAAACGCCTCAAAGTTGTCAAAGATCTTGAATACTTTCGGGATCTGCCAAAGGATGTCCTTTGGAAACTCGTTTCGTTGAGCTACGACCAGTGCCGTAGACTTATCTATACGATACGAGCGGTAGAAGACTCTATTTTAGTGTCTTCACCAGAGTTGGCCAACAGGCCACTAACAACGCTTCATTTGAAGCTCTGGCGATGGGTAATCTCTACGTCAGTACACTCATACACAAAAGTGTCGAACGACTGGAAGCAGTTGATTCTCTATATGCGTCATCGCGCAGCAAATTCTCCTCAACGTAAGGAGAATGCTTTCCCAAGATCTCTCCCGGGAAGCAACAGAGGTGGTATGGGGCCTATATGGTTCGATACGTTCCCTTGGTTAAAGGAACTTCACCTCTGCCAGTTTGGTAAGATACCGACAAAAGAGTTCATGCGACGAATTGGAACTTTTTGTCAGACAAGACACTTCCCTCCCCCTCCACTTGATCGTAAACGATTCATTCTGGAGGTCCGTGAGTGGAAGGAGTATCTTATGCGTGAACAGTCTCTTTCTGAGAAGCTGTCTCGCGAAGCTGAAGGAGCTTTGAAATTAATTTCAGAGCATATCAATCGGGATAAACTTCAGCTCAAACCACATATCTCCCTAAGTGCAAGTGCATGCTTCGAAAATTCTAGAAGCAAAGGAGGAAGAGTTATTTCTTTCCTCCAAGGGTGGATACATGACTATGTTCAAACTGCCCCATCCGAATCTCGGACAGGTTTGACATTATTCGGAGCGCCGTATGTGAAGGACAAGGGTATTCCTCTTGCCTATACAATGGCGAGAAAAGACAGGCTAGACATTCGTGTAGCGACTTTTCTCTCGTCAGCGTTTCGTGATGAGATGGGAACCAACACTGTTATGGGAACTATGTTCTCAGGTGAAGATTCCCGGATGGGTTTGGAGGAGGCCATATTTGGCCTTGATCAGGAGTTGCCACTGCAACTCTTACAATACTCCATTGAGAGAGCAATCTCTCGTGGATACATCAATAGGAAACCCTATTTTGATCCGCTTGATTATCTCAAGCCTGTATCCACTGTTCATATCCTTGCGAAGGCTCATCCCGTTTGTGAGCCTGGCAATAAAGTTCGTTGGGTAACCATGGAAGAATCCTTCATGACGGTTATTCTCCAACCTTTTGCGCATTGGATGGCTGGAATATTCCAGTCTTATGAACCACTCCGTAGTGCTTTCACGCGTACCTATAAAGCCTGGGACGCATGTGTAGCATTGCAGAGACAAGGTATCCGTAATACCGAAAACGGTATTGGTACCTTTGATCTTACTGGGGCCTCAAACAACCTAAATAAGGAATTCCTTCGGTTGATTGGGCGATGGGCTATTAGAACATTTGCTAAGGAAGCCCATGAAATTGGATTTTATTCAATGTCCCTTGATCTTCTTCTCCGTAATCGGGAAGTAAGAGTGTATGATCGTGAAGATGGTGACTTGTTTCAGACCATAGTTTGCAGAAATGGTGTCCTAATGGGAAATCCCGGGACGAAGGAGCTCTTATGTATGAGTTCCGCTGTACTGCATATAGTCTGTACTCAGGAGTTTCGGATGGCTCGGCCACCCTATACTCTGGTTGCAGGAGATGATATCATCTTATACTGCAACAAAAAGTTTTTCATGCGATTGTTGGAAATACATATCCTATATGGGAATTGTATCAATCGAAGTAAAACCATCTTCTCTCTTCTGTGTAATTTCTTCGCAGAAGAGGTAATCTTGCTTGACCACAAATTTGTGGGTTGCCAGAAATCTCCTTGGGAGGCTGGTGGCGATGGTCTACATGTAGACAACATTAAGCTAAGGTTACTTTCGCCATTTGGCGTTCAATCTATTATGTCGGAGTCGACATATAAGAATCCCTCAATTGGGAAGGCAGGTGCTTTGCACAATGTCTTCTCATGGTTTCCTTGTGAAGCCATGAAAGAGGTAGCTCTCAACCGTTTCCTTCGGTGGATGAGCGATTTCATCAAAGATGATCCTTTGGTGTATATGCCAAGAAAACTTGGTGGTTATGGTATCCCTTATACGGGAGACAAAACCGAACTGTTGTTGAGAATTCTCGATACAGTTGATCCGGTATATTTTCGGATCTTCGAACTTATATCCAATAAAGGAGTTGATTATCACTCTGTGTTGGATTTTGTTCTGAAAAGAATGGCTAGCGGTAATACCGTTAGAGGGTTACTAGACCCCATGCAATATGAGCTCACCGCGCAATATGCGGCTTTATCTGTGAGTTCTTTCTTTTCTGATTGTAGGTCATTTAAGTCTTTTGCTGATGAGCTACAGGCCAAGAAAACTTGGACAGTATCCGGTAAAGATATCTTCCGGTACATTAGAAATTGCGGTTATATGGGTTATCACGATATCGCTGACAACCTCGATAGGCTGACCGCTTTTCGAATAGCATTTGTTGCTGCCGCGGGGCATTTGCCTCTAGAGGAATTTATTCCTCAACGCGACTCGAGTCTACCTTCTCCATCAGAAGTTCTTACTAATTTCTTGGAAAAGGAAGTTAAGGCTTACAGAGTGGGCGGTTTCGCCCCAGAGTTGCTTAATTCCACTCCGGAATCATATTTATGTTTCCGTAAGTGGCTGCTTGGTGGGATGAAAGATTTCCCTTTACGAGAGAGGCAAGTATTTGTGCCTTGTGCAGCTATCATCGATAGCCTTGCCGGTATGAGAACACCGATCCCGTATGTCGCACCAAAAGAGCCTATAAAGGGCTCTGTCGCAGATTTCGACGTCGACCCAACAATTGAGGGTTGGGTCACGCAAGTCGTTAGCTTGCGTCGGGTCAATTAATTGACTAGAAAACTAACACCATACGTAATCGTATGAAGCCAGTAATCTGGGGGTTATGATACAGCCTGTGAAAGTCCATAGATGTCCAAACTGTATCAAATTAGATGAAAAA